AAAACAAGCTTGTAGAAGAAACTGACCTTTTTGTGCAAAAAAGTAAACAAATGGAAGTTGAAGAGCCTGTTGGTGAAAACGCCACTGCTGTACTTCTAAAACAAAAATACGCAAAACAATAATCTCCGGAGATAATTTATTATGGCAATCGTACAAACCGATACCGCTCGCCTTTCTAATCTAGTAAAACACGAACTGTGGCCTGAAACTGGTTTCTGCCGCAAAGAAGTGGTTGCCAACGAAGCTGCTGCTAAAACCTATGCAGTCGGCACCGTTCTTGGCAAAGTTACAGCTACTGGTAAATACAAAATCGCTGTAGAAACTGCTGTTGACGGCTCTAAAGTACCAGCAGCCCTTGTTATTGCTGATCGTAGCATCGCCGCTACCACTGACACCAAAATTGTTGTTCTTGTTAAAGGACCGGCTGAAGTTAGCAAGGACGCCCTCGTTCTGGATGCCACTTACAACGACAACACTAAAAAACAAGCTGCATATGATGCTCTTGAAGCCCTGAACATTAACGTTCTAACCACTAACTAATAACAAGGAATAACTGGTATGCCAATCATTCGTGATTTTACTAATCCTTTTAATATTGCTGACTGGACTCAGGAGCTTCTAATTGTTCCTAACCAGTATGGTAAAATTCAGCAAATGGGTCTGTTCCAATCAGAATCCGTTGCCACTAACACTGTAACTTTTGAGCAGATCAATCAGTCTATTGGTCTGATCGGTGATCGTCCTCGCGGTGAACGTAACAACGTTTCCAAAGACTACACCCGTCTGATTCGCAGCTATGCTCTCCCTCACTTCCCTCTCGATGATGCAATCAAACCTGAAGATATTCAAGGCAAGAGCGCATACGGCGGTTCTGGTGCAGGTATTCCTGAAGTTCTGGATCAAGTTCGTGCTCGTAAACTAGAACGTATTCGTCGTTCCCATGCACAAACTCTAGAGACTGCTCGTGTTAAACTGATCACCACTGGCGATGTTTATGCGCCTAACGGCACTATTGCTGGCAACTTCTACACTGATTTTGGTGTAACTCGTAAAGAAGTTGACTTTGATCTGGATACCAGCACTACTGAAGTTCTTCTGAAAGTTGAAGAAGTTGTTGCTCATATCCAAGACAACATCAAATCTGGTGAAATGGTAAATGAAGTTGTAGCTTTCTGCTCTCCTGAATTCTTCAGCAAACTGATCACCCATCCTTCCGTTAAAGCTGCTTATCAATACTATATGAGCACACAAGAGCCTCTGCGTCGTGGTGGTCGTGAACTTGGTAGTGCTGGTGGTCTTGATCGTGAGTTTGTTTGCGGTGCAATCCGTTTCATGGAATATCGTGGTTTTGCTCCAGATGGCACCCGCTTTATTCCTGCAAACGATGCTTATTTTGTTCCGATGGGTACTACTGAAATCTTCAAAACTTACTTTGGTCCTGCCAACCGTTTTGAATTCACCAACACTCTCGGTATGGAAGCTTACGTATTTGAGTATCGTAATCAAACCGATACTGAAATTCTGCTTCAGTCTGAATCTAACTTCCTGAACATTGTACGTCGGCCTGATGTGCTGGTTCGAGGTTATACTGGTTAATTAAATCCACAGGGAAAGGGGTAGAGAAATCTACCCCAACCCTTTAAATTTAAGGTAGTTTCATGTAGAATAGATACTCCAATAATTTAAAGGAGGTTTTATGAACAAACGACAAAAACATGGAAAATACCTTACAAAAACTTATGCCTCTTATAGAGCTATGATACAGAGAGTTACAGACGAGAATCATAAGTCGTTTGCCCACCATGGCGGCAGGGGTATAAAAATTTGTGAAAGATGGCTAGACCCTGTAATGGGTGTACTTAACTTCTTTGAGGATATGGGTGAACGTCCCGAAGGTCTGACATTAGACAGATTTGATGTGAATGGGGATTATTGCCCTGAAAACTGTCGGTGGACAAATTCATCAGAACAAAATTTTAATCAGACAATAAAAGTACATAATACATCTGGTAAAACTGGAGTTAGCTGGAATAAAGAAAAATCTAAATGGGAAGCATATATCTCTAAAGATAAGAAATTATTCAAATTAGGATACTTCATTAATCTTGAAGATGCTATTCGTGTCAGAGAAGAGGCAGAGTTAAAGTATTATGGAAGAGTGAAGGAGTAATATATGGCATTAACTCAAATAGAATTGATCAGGTTAATTGTCGGAGATACCCCATCAAATCCATTCTACCCTGTGTTTACAGATGACCAGTATCAGGCACTAATAGATGCATATGGTCCTAGTCAGCAAAACATTATTAGATGGGTCGCTGGTGCTATATCAATGACTATCGCTGGGTATAATACCCACGAAACTACGGGCGATATATCCGTACGGAATGAGTATGCTAAGAACTATTTAGCTGCTCTTAAAAGTCTAATCAGTGATTCTGGAACAGCAAGCATTCCCAACGGGGCAATGCCTTATGCTGCTGGTATTAGTTGGGCTGATGTGAAGGCAAATAACAATAATCCAGATAATGTTCGTTCTCCGTTGAGTTTAGTGAAAGTGTGTGATGAAGAAGGATTGTTTTTTGCTGATCCTTTCAATTGTGAGTGCTCAAATGCTTAGTCCTCAATTTATACTCACTAAAAAATTACCTTTTATTGTTATTAGAAAAACCCAAGGAACACGAAACGAATGGGGTGAAGCTGTCCCAGGTGTTGAAACAGAGGTGGTTGTAGAGGGTAATTTGCAACCTATGGGTAGTAAGGAAATCTTACAGCTTCCTGAATCTGAACGTACAAAAGAGTGGTATAAGTTTTATACATCTCAAGAAATTAGAACCTTAAAAGAAGGGTTTGGTGGTTGGCAAGCTGATGAAATTATCATCGAAGGTGAACGTTACCGCTTCATGAAAGTTAAAAAATATTCCATGGGGATTCTTGATCATTATCGTGGAGATTGTGCAAGAGTTCCAAGTACTCCAAATTGAGGTGGGTAATGTTTGAAATAAAGCTCACCAAAGAAAGAGACCTGTGGTCTCAACTTTCTAAGATCGAAAATAACAATCTTGTTTCTAAAACTGGATTCTTCCCTGAGTCTGTTTACGGCTCAGAAAACGAAAATTTACCTGTTGCTCAAGTTGCTCAGTGGAACGAGGAAGGTTCTGAAACAAACCCTGTACGTCCTTTCATGCGAGTTGGATTTGGTTTAAGAATCGAAAGAGGGGAATACGACAAGATTTTCAATGAAAGTATTGGTCGTATTTTAGATGGAAGAAGCTCTTTCATTCAGGAGTATAGGTTTATTGGGAATATTTTTGAAAGGGATATGAAGAAGGTGATCGCAGATTGGAGCACTCCACCTAACAGTCCCAGAACGATTGAAGAAAAAGGATTCAATGATCCTCTGGTGGATAGTGGAACAATGCTTTCTGAAGTTAAATCTAAAGTGGAGAGAGAATAATGAATTATATTCCTATTCGCAGAGCATTAGTTTCTGCTGGTAAAAAAGCTCTCTTTCCGGAATTTCCCACATCTGAAATTATCGTATCTCATTCAAATCCAGACCAACTTTCAGAACTCCCGGAAAGCTATGGTGTCATTAACATTCTTTCCATTAGCTCTACAGGTAAGACGGCTATTTCAACCGCTGCTAATGAAGATAGTCAAGTTTCATTACAAGCTCATTACGAAATTCAAGCTCAATTCAGTTTTATAGGTAGTCAATCTGCCGATATGGCTTTTTGTTTCTATCATAACATTGGTGCAAATCCTGTTGTTTTTGAGGAATTGTATAAAAGTAAAATAGCCTATCTTCGTAAATCAGATGTTAGACGCGCCCCGCAACGAAGGGAAACACAATGGGTTGAAGCTTTTAATGTTGATGCAACATTCAACTTCATCGTGAACTACCAGCAAGTTGTTGATACTGTTGATGCAGTAATTCTACAAGATACAATTAGTGGAGAGATTTATACAGTTCCTCCAAATATTGTTATTCCATAAATCAAGATAATAGGACAATTAAAATTGGCTGAAATCGATAACATTGTACAAATTAATAT